GTACTAGGTAAAGATACTATAGAAGATGAGATAGTTCCACAAATAAAAGAAGCACTTAGAAGAGGAGGTTCTATTGCTTAATTTAGATAATTTCCCTGAATTTAAATCAGATATACAAGGTAATGCTTTTAACCTACATCCTGTTGTTGTTATACAAACTGACAATCCTATATACATTTCTCAAAATGAAGAAGTTATGAATGTAAATGGAGTGCAGACTAAATTTATTTCAGCAAATTTAAAAGTTCCTTCTATTAAAGAGTCTATAGACTTAGAATCAAAAAAAATCAAAATAAACAATGTAAGTATATCTATATCGAATTATGGATCTATGCATGATTTGTTTTTTTCTAAAAGTTTTATGAATAAGTATGTTGAAATATACTGGAAATCACAATCTTGCAGAAGTATTGAAGAGTGTTTGCTTGTTTATAAAGCAGTTATTAAAAGAGTAAGTCACGATAAAATGTTTATTAAAATAGAATTAGAGGATTTTACAGAAAGCACTATGCATAAAGAAATTCCTATTTCTATTGTAGAACCTGAAAATGCATACAACGATAAATATATTCACAAAACAATGCCTATGACTTATGGAGTAGTTGATAAAGCCCCTGCTGTTTTATGGACATCAAGTGAATATAATATTGAAGGTTCAAATAGCTATAATCATATTTATGCATTAACAGATAGATTTGAATTAACAAGAGTGGGAAATGAAAACCCTGAATCAGGTCATAATTTAAGTAGTAGCTCTTCAATTAGCACAAGAAGTCATGTTTCAATATTTACTGGAAAATACCTGTGGATAAATGAATCTTACAGAACACATTCAAATTCATATAACTATTCTAGTTTAAGTCAATATTCTGTTTCTGCTAATAAAGTAAGGTTAAGAAAACATTATACAGGAGAAACTCCTAGAAATTCAATAGCAGAAGACATTGCTCAAATAACTGTAAAAAGATCTGCTATTTCAGCATCTCTATTAGATTCAAGTAATGTTTCTGGGGTTAATTATCAAGGTGATAGCGAAGGTATTTTTATAGAAAAAAAAGATTTATTATTAACAAAATATAATTTAAGTCCTTATGGAAACAATGCTTTGTCTTCTTGGGATGCATATGCAGGAATTCCAACAACAGAGTTAGATTCCCTAGATTTGTCATCGCAAGAAACAGAAGATGGTTGGATTCAGTTAGATGAATTTAGAAATACTGAAAATCTTTCAGCTATTAAATCAATTAGTGGTTCTGCTTCTACTTTTAGACCACATCAACATGAATATGACTATGATCATGTGTTTAATTATGATGTTACTGACAATCCAGGAGGTCTTAATAGTTTAATTAATACTATGTTATACAATTTAGAAGATGTTAATTGCGAAATTGTAGCTTTGCCTGACTCTAAAAAACTATATGATATGTATGTTGAATGGTATGTACAACAAGGAAGAAGTGCAAGTGATATTAGGTCTTGGTCAAGTGGGAATCACAGATGGCAAGGAACTTTAGTAGAAGGTCATAATTGGACAATGCCTTTTTTTAGAATACATTTTGCATCAGGTGATGAAACTTATAATTATATTTTATTTACTGAAACAAGAGTTGAAACTGAAAATGGTGTTGAAACTAGAATGATTGGAGCGAGTGACGAAGAACTTTACGAAGATTTGTATAATTTAGAATGGTGGTATGAAAATTGGTATGGTGGTAATTCTAGAAGCACATATTGGGATGAGCTTACAGAGCCTAGCGATAGTGGTAATCGTGGAGATTTACCTGCTACTAATAGATGGGATGGTACAGAAACTTACGAAATAGTTGGACAACCATGGAATGTTCAATTTTGGACTTTAGTAGAAGAAATAGGTGGTAAATTTTATGGGCAGCTAGATGAAGGGTTGGATATCCCTAGGTACAGAATAAATTCTAAAGAAGGAACACTAGAAGCTGATATAATAAGGTATGGTGCTTTAAGACATGGTTGGTTAGCAGACCCTCATGTTCAAGTTAATACAACATATACAAAATATTTAAACTCTTATAATGCAGATTGGAATGGGATTTCCAATGATATTTGGGGTAATACAGGTCAATGGGGTGGACATACAGAGGGAGCAGAAGATTCTGCACATAGAAAATTAGGATATGAATTATATCCTCATGTAAGACCTAATCTTGATCCTGCTAATGGGGGGTGCTATATTAGCAATGCAAGTACATTTAATTGGAATCAATTATATTCAAAAGAAAAAAATTGGTTTTTACATATAAAAGAAAATGGTGCATCTGTAGGAAGTAATGTTCTTCCTGAAGGGCTTTTAATACCTGCACATACATATTATTTTTATACTCCATGGGTAAGTTCACAGCCTCCTACTAATAGTTTTAATGGGGGATACACAGGAGTTACTGACATGACTACCACAATAGCATATCCTGAATCTTTTTACACTACTAATACTGCTATTCTTTCTGAATCTGCAGAAGACGATTATATAGATATTAGAGATGGCTCAGAACTTGAAGATGACAAAAGAGTAGGAATAGCTTATTCTTTAGAAGATGCAGGAGTAGAAGATTCAATGGAAGGAAGTGGAGTAACACAATTTTATGGAAAGTTTAGTTACAAACCTTTAAGTGAAAGCACAACTAATGAGCCAACAGTTGATTTTAAAGTTAATTTCCTAGAAGCAGATTTACAAGAAGATAATTTAGAAACACTTGAAAGTGATGGAGTTGGAGTTTTAAAACAAGAAACTTTTGCTCAGTTACATGCAAGTAATGCAGAAAGAATTTTTGATAGTAGAACTAACATGAGTACAGCTATAAGGTCTTATGATTGGGCTAATCCTAATGATTTTAATGCAGGAATATTAAGATTTTGGTGTGTAAATGAATCAACTAGTAATGCTGTTGCTCCTGTTAATATTAGATTGCATCACTTAGGAGTGCAGCATGTTGTGGATATTGAAAAAATATTTGATAAAGATTTTTATGTAAGTTCTGCTGGAAGGCAATTAGATGGTTCTGATAGCAGTCCTTTAGGTATTATAAAAGATATAATAGAAAAAGAATTAGAAATATCTCCTAGTATTCATGAAAGTTATACTAACTATCAAGAAACAGGAAATAATTGGTCTTTAGGATTTTCTATTACTGAAAAAATAAATTCTAAAATATTAATAGAAAATATAGCTAAAAGCACTCCCTATATTCCATATTTTAAATCTACATCTCAAGGTTCATCTTTAGCTTTTGCAATGATAGAAAACGAATATAATGCAAATCAAGTTAATAAAATCATTACGACTAAAGATGTTATTACTTTTTCATATGACAGAACTAAAATTGAAAATGTTAAAACAATGTTTAGAATTAAGTATAAAAAAGATTATGCTAGAGATAATTTTTCTAAAGTTACTGAATACAGAGATGCATATGATTTATTTGGAAATGGAGATTATAATGAAAGTCCTAATTATTACTCAAAAGAATTTTTAGGATTATCTAGTAGCAACCCTGGAGATTCTGTTGTAGAAATTGAAAATGAATTTATAAGAGATTTAGCTGTTGCTAGAAGATTGAGAGATTTTTTAACTGCATATCATTGCAATCAACACACGATAATAAAATGTAAATTACCATTAACATACATAGATTTAGAAATAGCAGACATTGTAAGTTTTGATAAAATAATACAAGGTCAAAAAGCTTATGGCGAAGACTATGCAACACCTACTTATTATATTAGAAATGGTCAAGGAATATATCCATATTTTATGGTAACATCTGTTAATAAATCTATAGACTCAGTAAATATTGAGTGCATACAACTGCATAAACTAACACCTGAAAATAATATTATTTCTACAGGATCAGGAGATGTTTTGAGAAAAAATGGAAATCCTAACTCAGATGATATTAGTTTACTTCAAAATTATTTAGGTGGATATGAAAAATATTTTACAGAAGGGCAGAAACAAAATGCAAATATGTCAGCAGATATGTCAATAGATGACAAAGACTTATCTCAGTTGATAGAGCTTGTAGATATGTTGGAAGCGAATGCAACTGAAGATACTTCTGATGATATTGCTGAAGATACTTCTGATGATATTGCTGAAGATACTTCTGATCAAGTAATTCCTGAAATATCAGAAGATAACTATTTAGGCACATTCACTTTAGCTAGTGTTAGTCCAAATGGAAACTGGGGGACAATAACAACAACTCAAATTAATACTGTCTTAATGGGGATTTCTGCACAATTTGTAAATCCTAATGATAATCAAAATTTCCTTGAAGAACAAGAAGGTCTTGATATTTTTAGAGATAACCCTGATATATGGAATGCAGGAAATGTTGTGGGAGCAAACAATGATCAAATATTAAATGAAAGAACTCCTATATCAAATCAGTATTACACAGGTTCAGGTATGAGTATTTTACCCTCTATATTTGTTGGTTGGCATATGAAAATAGAGGATGAGTGGGTTCGTGTAGAATTTGCTTCTTCTATTGGTAGTGGAGGAAATATTAATGGTGCATATTTAAGGGTAGAAAGAGGTTTGTTTGGAACAGACATTGTTGCACATTCAGGAGGTCAGCCTGTAGAAATTTATAATTCAGCACCGACAGATGACCAAGTATAAAAAGAAAGGTATTTAATGTCATTAGTACAAAGAAGTAAAACTTCAAAAAAATTCTATAAAAAACTTAAAAATTTTTCAACTGCATCAATTGAAATTGGAAGTGGTGACTCCACAATAGATCAATTTAAATTAATTTTAGATGGTGTTTTTAAAATGATTGTTATAAGATACGAAGGAGAAAATAAAATAATTCCTACTAATTATCGTAATTTTAGTATTACTAAAAACAATAATACTATTAAAGTAATTAATCGTAGCAGGAAAATCTTAAAAAATGATTTATTGTTTGAGTATATAGGCTCTATTATTATAAAAAGTGCTAGGGTTTATAAGTGGGGAGAAAGATCTCAATTAGCTGTTTTTAAAACACCTTTAGAAACAATAGATATTTCAAAAGATGATAATTTAATGTCAAGTGATGCTATAATATTTAATAAGGAAAACGACACAGAAGAATTAGACATAGAAAAGAAAATAAACAGAGATGCCTTACAAGAAAAGAAATTAAGGAGATATAATGGCATATAGTAGTGTAGGAAGACCAGTATTTTATATAGATAATTACCAATACCATAAAACAATAGGCACTCAAATAGAGATTAATTTACCTGAATCAACATACAGCCTTGAATCAACACCTGT